CAAAGCTGCTGGCACTGGTGCCGTAACAGAAACAGGTTTTTCTGTGAACTCTACTGGTCAACTAGTTTCTATGGGAACTAGAAAAATACAATCATTTGTAGGTACATTAGCTAGTACAAACGCAGCATCAACAGCATATGGTGATGGTGATGTTTTAGTAGAATTAGGTGCATTAAATACAGACGCACCTGATGGCTTAGTGACACCTAGCAAATTTTTTATACATAAAGCACTAATTGGTATAACTACAGCTGCAGGTCAAACTTTAGTTGGTGGACTATCATTAAGTGCAACTTCTGGCACAGCTACAAACTCAGCTGTATCATCTGGAACAGAAATAGTTGGTGCAGGTGTTGCATCTTTTAATCCAAGAATTTCTGCCACAGATTCAGTAACAGAGGTAGACATTAACTTTAACAACACAGCAGGTAACTATCATGTGTTTGCACCAAATATTACAGCAGCTATTGCAAGTAAAAATTTATATGCTTTTGCAACAACCGCTGTAAATGCAGACATAACAGCAGGTAGATTCACTGTTGAATTAGAGTACTCAGTATATTAATAATTAGTGAGGGTGGTGCTGGGTTATAGGCCACCCTCACAGTTTCTTAATTAAGGAGGGAAACAATGGCAGATACAGTAACAGGACCAACAATACTACAACAAAATGACAATCGTGTTGTCATTAAAATGGTTGTACAATCAGATGGATCAGGTAGCACAACAGTTATGGGAGATGTGTCAGCATTAGCTGCACGTGGAGACGGAACTGCTGTAGCACACTTAGGCTTATTAAGGGTTTGGTATTCTTGTCAAGGCGGTGATGGAGGCAACTCTTTTGCACGTTTAGATGAAGAAGACTCAGATGGAGATATTCCTATAATTGGATTAACAGGCGCAGGCTATTGGGATTTTAGAGAGTTTGGTGGTATTCCAGCAGACAAATCTAGCAATAGTAATGAAAGCGATGTAAATTTTGTTGTACCAAGCACAGCTGATTCAGGCAACATGTATACAGTTATAGCAGAGTTTCAAAAGATATATTAGGAGTAAAATATGCCTACATACTCAGGTACTAACGCATTTACTCTTACAATCGAAGAGGTCATAGCAGAATCATATGAAAGATGTGGTCTATTTGTTAGATCAGGATATGATTTAAAAACGTCAAGACGCTCTTTGAATTTATTGTTTGCTGAGTGGGCAAACAGAGGATTAAATCTTTGGACGATAGAACAAAGAACTAAGACCTTATCAGCAGGTACTTCATCATATGATTTAGATACAGATTTAGTAGATATTTTATCCGCTGTTGTAACTGAGGCTAGTGATACCACAGTAGATAGGCAAATAGAAAGAATTAGTAGAGCTGAGTATTTAAATATATCAAAAAAAACTACCTCAGCATCTCCAACACAATTTTATATTGAACGCACAATAACACCAAAGTTGTATGTGTATCCAACACCTGATTCTGCGGATGTTTTTAAATATTATGCAATGACAAGAATACAGGACGCAGGAGCGTACACAAATAACCCTGAAATACCTTTTAGATTTTTACCGTGTTTGGTATCAGGTTTAGCATATTATATAGCTATGAAAAAAGCACCTGATAGAATCGGTTTACTAAAACAAGTTTATGAAGATGAATGGATGAGAGCATCTTCAGAAGATAGCACAAGATCAGGCATAAAAATCGTACCTGATGTAGGAGTAATATAATGGCTAGAGCTAGTGGTAAATATGCAAAAGCAATATCTGACAGAAGTGGTTTTGCGTTTCCATATAAAGAAATGATTAAAGAGCATGATGGTGTTCTTGTACATAAATCAGAGTTTGAACCAGAGCATCCACAAGAGGACAATCCTGCAACACATAGAGCAGACGCAGAGGCATTGAAAGACGCCAGGCCAGATAGATCTGAGCCTGTTATAGTATTTTTAGGTAGAACTTTTTTTGATCAAAATAATACCATGGTGCCTCAAACACATAAACCTGCAATAGTAAAAGTAAGTGTAAGTGAGGTAACAGTGAGCATATCATGACAACATATTCAGAATTAGTAACACAAATTAGAGACTATACAGAAGTTAGTTCAGACGTTTTAACAGATACAATAGTAAACGATTTTATTGAACATACGGAAAATAGGATATTTAGAGATGTTGATATAGATGTTTTTAAATCTAATCAAACAGCAAATTTAACTGCATCTAATCCTTTTGTATCATTACCGGGTGGTTCTTCACCAGATCCAACATCTTTAGGAACTATAAGAACCATGCATATTTTTCCTGCAACTGGTACGCCTACTAGAACAATGCTAGAACAAAGGGACGTATCTTTTATGACAGAATATGCACCTGACAGAACAGCTACTGGCGAACCTGTGTATTGGGCATGGTGGGATCATAACTCTTTAATAGTTGCACCCACACCAGATCTTGCATATAATGTGGAACTGGGAATTACAAGATTACCAACAAGGTTATCTAGTACTAACACCTCATCTTGGATAGGCAGTAATGCACCAAGTGCTTTGTTATACGGATGTCTTGCCGAAGCCTTTAAGTTTTTAAAAGGCCCAGCAGAAATGCTGCAACTCTACGAACAATCTTATCAAAGATCTATACAAGAATTAGCTATAGAACAACAAGGTAGACATCGTAGGGATGAATATATGCACGGGGCAATAAGATTGCCTATTAAATCAACAAGTCCATAAGGAGGATAAAAAATGGCAATAACACAAGCTGTGTGTACAAGTTTTAAGCAAGAACTTTTAACTGGCACTCATAACTTTACAGCAACAACAGGTGATACCTTTAAGATTGCATTGTATACAAGTTCAGCTTCTTTGGATGCTTCAACAACTGCTTTTAGCACATCTAATGAAGTATCTGATTCAGGGACTTACAGTTCAGGTGGTGGTTCATTAACTAGTGTTACACCAACCACATCTGGTACAACCGCTATTTGTGATTTTTCAGACATATCTTTTACTTCTGCAACCATAACAGCAAGAGGAGCTTTAATTTATAATAGTAGTGACTCTAATAAAGCAGTAGCAGTTTTAGATTTTGGTGGAGATAAAACATCTACAAGTGGTACATTTACAATACAGTTTCCAACTGCTGACGCTAGTAACGCTATATTGAGATTAGCATAGGAGAAATAAATGGCATTAGTCATTAATGATAGAGTAAAAGAAACAACAACTACAACAGGCACAGGTGCTGTATCTTTAGGTGGTGCAGTTACCGGGTTTGAAACTTTTGCAGCGGGTATTGGTAATTCTAATACAGTTTATTATTGTATTGCACATCAAGACCAAGCTGAGTTTGAAGTAGGCCTTGGAACTTTAGATGGTGACAGCTCTGATCTAACAAGAACTACAGTTATATCTAGTTCTAATAGTGATAGTGCTGTAAACTTTAGTTCTGGCACTAAAGATGTTTTCTGTACTTTACCAGCTAGTAAATTAATATTTGAAGATGCAAATAATGATGTAACAATAGGTCGTAATTTAACTGTTACTGGTGATTTAACAATCACTGGTGACGATATCACTATGAACACTAATACTAGTGGTGCGGCACTTATTGGTGATGGTTCAAACTTCAATCCTGTAGTTATATCTGGTGATCTTAGCATAGCCACAAACGGAGCAGCATCATTAGCTGCTGCACAAACAAATATTACATCCATTTTAGCAACTGATGTTAAAATTGGTGAAGATGATGAAACAAAAATAGATTTTGAAACTGCTAACGAAATACATTTTTATGCAGCAAACGCAGAACAAGTATTTGTATCAGATGGAGTGTTTGGTCCACAAACAGATAGTGATGTTGATTTAGGAACAACTTCAGCGAGATTTAAAGATGCTTATGTTGATTCTGTTACAGTAACAGGTGACGTAAGTGTAGGAGATGATCTAACAGTCTTAGGTGGAGTAATTGAATTTAAATCTAACAGTGGCTCACCTGCTTCTCTTAAAATGTATTGTGAGTCATCAAATGCTCACTTTCAAACATTACAGCCACAACCACACTCAGCTAGTGCTAGTAATACTTTAAGATTACCTAATAGTGGCAGTAGTGATACACAAGATTTGGTCGCTGTTGATATTACACAAACTCTTACAAATAAAAGATTAACTTCACCAAAACTAAATGAGGATGTGGCCATTACAGCTACAGCTACTGAAGTAAATATTTTAGATGGTGTTACTTCAACAACTGCTGAGTTAAATATTTTAGATGGTGTAACTTCTACAGCCGCAGAACTAAACATTATGGATGGTGGTACATCTGCCTCATCAACAACTCTAGTGGATGCTGATAGAGTAGTTACTAATGATGCAGGAACGATGAAGCAAGTTGCTTTATCAGACGTAAAAACATATTTATCTAGTGCAGGATTTTCAACTGAGGATCCAACAGCATTGGCAATTGCATTAGGATAGGAGGGTAAATGGCAAATACATTTAAAGTAGTAACAAAAGCAGGTGTAACAAGTGCTGATGTTATCTA